TTATCCCGCACTTCCACGCAGCCGCCGCGCCAGTGCACCCAGAACGCCGGATGCCTCGGCGCCACCGGCGGCGGTCGTCTTTTCCTCCGACCGCTTGTACACGTAAATCCCCAGCACACTGAGCCCCACCGTCCAGATGGTGCCGAGCGACGCCATCGCCTCGATCACGGCGCCGGCGTGCGCCGGGTCGGCAACGACCACATAGGCCAGTGCCCCCATCTGCGCACACCAGGACAGCGCCATCCCATAGCCGAACGTCGGCCGCATGCGCCGGACGTACGGGTCGTCGGACGCCACCTCGGCGCGCAGCGAGCGGTTGACCTCGGCCAGCGCCGTCTTCGCCGCGTCGGCGTCCAGTTCGGCCAGACGCTCGACGTGGCGGTTGGCCTCGGCCACCTGTTGGGACGGGATGGCGCCGGCGGCAATGGCGCTGTCGGCGTCCTTGAGCGCCGCAGCGGCCGTCTGGGCGATGGGACTCTCGATCCGGCCGAGCCCCTCGGACACGGCGCGGATCAGCACGGGAAGCCCGATCTGGGCCAGCAGGGCGGGAAGCATCGCTCTCACTCCGTCGTGTTGTAGAAGAGGTGGCGGCCGATCTCGGCGCAGGGTCCGTGCCCCACCGCCCAGTCCGGGTGCAGGCCGATTGCGTGGTAGTGCGTGGCGCCGCCCGTCGGGTCGGCCAGCAGACCGGCCACCGCACGCCGCGCCACGCGCAGGCAGGTGGCGAAGACCGGGTCGGCGGCCGTCACCGCCCGCAACTTCGCCCGGTTAGGGTCGTCCGCGTTCCAGCAGGAGAACTGGTAGGGCTTGCGGCAGACCGCGACGACGCTGTCGCCCCACCAGAAGCCGCCCCGCCGCTCGGCCCGGCGCACGCGGTTGATGACGACGGCGGCGACCGCCTCGATGCCGCGAACGGGCTCGCCGCGCGCCTCGCCCCACAAGGTGCGGGCCAGCGTGTCGACCGCCTCTTCAATGGAGGCCCCGGGGGCGGGGGCAGCGGATGGCCGGGCGGCGTCGGCTACGGGGACCAGGACGGGCCGGCTCATCGGCCACCGCCTTCGGCGCAGACGCGCTCCAGCTTGTGCTCGATGCGCAGCAGATGGTCGGTGAGGCGCTGCTCCACGTCCTTCAGCATGCCCACCGAGACGTAGGTCTTGGCGACCTCCAGCTTGTAGGCGGCGAGGCTCTCGCGCACCTGGGCGCTGGCGGCCTCGGCGCGGACGCGCACGGCGTCCAGCGCTTCCTCCGAATCCTTGCGCAGACGCGCGATCAGCCAGAACAGACCGCCCAGGACGGGCAGTTCCACGGCCGTGATCCACCAGACCACGTCGAGGCTTTCATGCATGATGCTCTCCGATGTCGAGACACAAAAAAGGCCGCCTCCCGAAGGAGGCGGCCTGGATGCCTGTTTCTCCCTCTCCCCAGAGGCGAGAGGGGATTGGAGCTCACACCGTCCACTCGCTCGGCGCCACGACGGGGCCGGGGCGCCAGTCGGGGCGGGGGGTGATGGGCGGGGCTTGGTCGAAGCGCAGGGGCTCGGCCAGGATGCAGCCGGCAACCGCGTCCAGTGCGTCGTCGTGGCCGCGCTGGCGGCCGGCCGGGCGCCACTCGCGCATCTCGCGCACGAAGGGCGTCTGCCAGACGCTGGTGTGGGCGTGGATGCGGCCGGCGGCGAGACGGGCTTCGAACGCTTCGACGATGCGGCGTGCCTTGGACTTTGTAGAGGCCATGCCGGTCACCGAGGCGCCGATCCGGGCGCGCTTCAGCTCGTTGTGCAGGAAGGCCGGCAGAAAGGTGCCCAGCCCGTTGGTCTCCACATAGACGCCGGGCAGGTGCAGCTCGCGCAGGAAGCGGGCGACCAGGGTGCACTGCTGCTTCGCTTCGTGCTCCGGATCGGCGGGATCGACCGTCAGGTACAGCACGCGATGCAGATAAAGGCGGCCCGCCGCGTCCGAGAAGACGGCGGCCACCACGCTGTCGTCGCCGCCCTTCCTCCCGTCGGCGTCCGGACGCGACACCGCCGGGTCCCACCACGCGGTGGCGGACACCAGCCGCACGCCGTTCAGCGTCAGCACCGTCTCACCCTGCGCCTCGCGGCACTCCAGCTCGCCGTCATAGCGGCGCAGATCCTCGGGGTTGAGGCGGGTGGCGGTGGCCGGCGTCGGCTTGAGCAGCATCTGGCTCTCGAACTTGCTGAGGCCGGAGCGCTGGCGGATGCGCTCGATGTGCGCCTCGGGGAAACGCTCCGGCCACGCGCTGACACCCGCCTCGTCGCGGACCGGCAGCTCGAACCGCCGGAAACCCTCCAGGAAGGCGTGCGTCTCGCCCGCCTCCTCGCGTCCTTCGGTGGCGTAGATCGTGTAGTAGCTGTGCGGCGTGCCGACGTAGAGCTGCAAGCCGCCGGGCACCAGCAAATAGTCGATCTCCCTGAGCGCATCGCGAAGCTGGTCGCGCTTGGGCGCGGTGTCGGAGGTCTTGGGCACTTCCACGTCGTCGCAGATCACCACGTCGGCGCGGCTGCCCGTGACGTTGCCGTCGATGCCGCACGCCAGCATGGAAGGGTCGCGCAGTTCCAGAGGGCGGACCACGGTGAACTGCTCCGACGCCCATTGGTCGCGCTCCTTGGGTTTCATGCCCTGGGTCATCGGGTGGCGCTCGATGATGCGCTTGACGTTGCGCACCATCTTCTTGGCGAGCCGCAGGTCGGCCGCCAGCACTAGCAGGCGTCGGTTGGGGTCGGTCAGCAGCAGCCACGCCGCGAACAGCCCGACCAGCGTCGACTTCCCCGCCCCGCGGAACGCCATCAGCAGCAGGTGGCGGTCGCCCACCTCCAGGCACGACGCCAGCCAGTCGATGATGCGGCCGTGGTGCGCCGGCGTGCCCTGCGCCTGCAGGCCATTCCACGCGTCGACGAAGGCGCGCAAGGAAACGTGCCGATTCTCCTCCGTCACGGGTTGCGCCCCACGATGTGCCAGCCTGCACCGTTCGACATGACGGTGATGGCGTGGCCGTAGGCGGCCAGCACGATCGCCTCGTTGTCCGGACCGCCACCCCCCTGCCGGGTGACGGTGACGGTATGGGAGGACTGGTCGGTCTTCTTGATGGTCGCGGTACGCCCCACCGCGTGTGGCGCGCTGGGGGCCGGTAACCGCACCTCCACCGGGCCGCCGTAGGCGCTGATCAGGTAGAGGCCCTGCGATAGGTCTGGTTCGAACAGGCCGGACGCTTCGCGGAAGTGCGCGTTGCCGGGCAGGCTGCTGCCGGCGACAATCCACCAGGCAGCACCGTTCGACACCGCGGTGACGAAGTCGTAACGGTTGCCCAGCACCACGCTGCGCCCGTCCGGTCCGGCCCCACCGGCCTCGGTGACGGTCACCGGGTTGGCCGAGGCATCGGTCTTCTTGACGGTAACCGCGTGCCCGTTGGACGAACCGGCCGCGGGCAACCGGGCCTCCACCGCCCCGCCGTAGGCGCTGACCAGGTAGACGGAGCTGGCGAGGTCCAGCTCCATCAGGCCGCCGGCCGGCAGCTCCAGGAACTCCGTGTCGTAGCGCAGCGCCTCGACCACCAATTCGCCGATGCGGGTGGCGCCGAAGCGGTTCTTCTCGGGATAGCCGGCGTTGTGGGCGGTATAGCGCCCGCCGCTGAAATCCTGGATCGCCGGGCCGGCACTGGCCGAGAGCAGGTTGACGATGCCCGTCTCCACCGAACCCGCCTCCAGCACCACGTTGGGCACGCTGCCCAGCGTCTCGCAGTAAAGATTGACGATCAGCGTCTTGTCGGTGTCGGCACCAACGCGGAAGCAGGAGTGCGCGTCCGCCGACAGGTTGGCCTCGCAGTCCACGAAAGCGTTGTTGTACTTGCCGTGCTCCACGAAGAAGCCGCTCCCCGCCATGGGCGCCGACAGTGAATAGACGCGCACACAGCGGAAGCGGTTGGCGTTGGGCGTGTCCCCTGCCCCGCTCCTGGTCAACCACACGCCGTGCCCCGACGGCTTGGCGATCAGCACGCGTTCGATGTTGTTCCAGTAGGTGGGCCGATCGGCCGACATGTAGCCGTCCAGCACCAGGCCATGGACGGCCTCCCAGATGGTGAGGTCGGTCACGGCATTCTGCACGCACGGGCCGTCGCGGCCGAACAGCCGCACGCCGGCCTGCCCGCCCTCCAGGCGCAGGTGCCGCAGGGTGGCGTAGCCGTCGGGCAGGTGCACGAGGTCGAAACCGGCGTTCGCCGCCCGCAGGATCGAGGATTGCCCGGCCCCGAACAGCGTCTTGCCGTAGGCGGCGGTAACGGTGTTGGTGACCCGGTAGGTGCCCGGCGGCAGGTACACGGCGTCCGCCGCGGTGAGCGCCGCCTGGATGGCGAGCGTGTCGTCCACCGTGCCATCACCGACGGCGCCGAAATCCTTGGCGGACACGGCGTCGCCCAGCTTCTCGCGGATCGGCCGCGGCACGGCGCCCGAGCCGGAGGGCAGGTAGGTGCTCAGCGCCTCCTCGTCCACCGGCAGGCGGACGGTGGGATTCCCGGCGGAATCGAAGGCGAGCAGCTTGCCGGCCCGCACGCCGCGTCCCGGCAGCACCGGCGAGGCCGGCAGGTCGGTGTCGGCGTAGCGCAGCATCAACTCCTGGTCGCCGGCCAGTTGCTGGAGGCCGGCGGTGAGCACGTCGAACTCCCGGTTGAGGGAGCTGGCGGGCAGTGGTCCGCTCTCCAGGAAGTCGGTGGTGCGCTCCAGGGCGACGCGGCGGCGCAAGGTCACGGCGGTGCCGGCGGCCGGCGGCGTCGCAAAGGTCACGGTCCCGCCCGCCGTCGCCCCCGCGCCGGACACCGTATAGCCGGTGGACTGCATGGCAGCACCCAGGAACACCTGGAGATCATCGACTGCGAAGATCGGGAACGGAAAGGCGAAGGCGGCCTGCGCGCCGTCGGCAACGTACTGCACGCGCGGGGTACCGCGCGGGATCTGGATGGACGTGGGCATGGGCCTTCTCGGGAGGGAGGCCGGTGCTGCCGGGGTGTCGGAGCCTTGCGGACAACAAGGTTCACACGGATTACGCGGATTTTATCACGGATTGCACGGATTTTTATTTTGTTCTTGCTGCGCGTTGGACTGTTCCGCAAGCCGTTGCCGCGCACGAATAAAAAGAAATCTGTGAAATCCGTGCCAAAATCCGTGAAATCCGTGTGTCCTTGGTTGTCCCCCAAGGATCGGATCCGACACCCCGCCGGCGCGGGATGGTCAGAAGAACTTGCTCATGAACTCGATGCGCTGGCGTTGCGCCAGCTGCGCCTGCTGGAGCAGATTGCGGCGCCGGGCATTGTCGAGTTCCTGCTGGATCGCCTGGCGCTTGAGCAGATCCGCCTGGGCGGCGGTCCGGCTCTCCTGGTCGGTCTCGCCGACGAGGCCCAGCAGGATCGCCTCGCCCGAACCATCGGCGGCACTCACCCCCTGCCCGCCGAGGTCGGCGCGGGCTCGGCCCATGGCGCGGCGCAGCGCGTCGCGACGCCGCCGCTCCTCGTCCGCGGACTGCGCCGCCTGCGAGGCGAGCCGGGTCTGCGCGTCGGCGCCGGCCGTCTGCATCTCGGCATCCTGCTGGGCGCGGAGCTGGGACGCTTCGAGGTTCTGCGCCTGCGCCAGCCAGGCCATGTCGCTCCGGCGCTGGGCGGCGGCGGCCTCCGCCTCCTGGCGGCGCAGCTGGTCCTCGCGCTGCCAGGCGCGTTCCTGCTCGATCTGCTTCCGGCGCGCTTCCTCCTCGCGGGCGAGGCGCTCCTCCTGGTACTTGCGCTCCAGGAGCTGCTGCTCGTAGCTGGCCTGCGCCGCGGTGTTCTGTGCGCGGTACTGCTGTTGCTGGTAGCCGCTGAGCGCCGTCGTGGCGACGGGCAGCGCGGCCGTGGCGAGGGAGGTCAATCCACCCATCAGTCGTTCACCTTCAATTCCATGGTAACGGAAAGCAGCGTGAAGGGCAGCGGCGCGTCCTGCTCGATCCGCCACAGGGGTTTGTCGACGTCGCGCCGCCAGCCCAGCGCCCGCAGCCGCCGGTCGCCGGACACACGCGGTGGCGCACCGGCCACCGGCTGCGGCCCGAAGCGGTGCAGAGGCATGTCGAAGAGCCCGCGGCCGAGGTCCACCCGCAACGCCGCGGTGTCCTCCAGCCGGAAGCCGACCTCCACCAGCCGCACGAAGTCCCCGTCGGACACCTGGCCCAGCAGGTTGGGCGGCAGCGGCTCGACGGTGTGGGCGAAGGTCAACCCGGCCTCCATCCGCTGGGCCGGCGCGTCGAGGGTGATGCGGCCGGTCAGCACGCTCGCCTCGCCGCGCACGACCCCGTCGGCGACCACCGCGACGCGCCGCCCCTCCAGGTGCTCCAGGCCGGACCACGTCGACACGGGTGTGTCGCTGTTGCCGACCAGGGCCGCGTCGGTGTTGAGCGTGTCGTCGAAACGCTCGATCATCCAGGTGCCGGCGCGGTCCACCAGCGCGTAGACATCGTCGCCCACCACCGCCATCGAGCGCACCGTCCCGTCGGTGGTGAGCCTGGTCCACGCCGTCACCTGCTCCGCCCGGTAGACGGTGAGCGCGCCGATGGAGCCGTCCTCCATCACCACGAACAGCAGGCGCCGGCGCTTGTCGAAGTCCTGGTCGCGCGGGCTGGCGACGATGTGCCGGGCGAGCAGCGCCAGGTCGTTCGCCTGGTACGCCGCCTCGGTGTCCGTGTAGAGGAACTCGCGGATCTCCTTACCGTTGCGCGACACGAAGAGCGTGGCGCCTTCCACGTCGCGCGGCATGATGCTGCGGTCCACGGGCGAGCCGATGCGCGTCTGCCGGTTGAGCTGGATGCTGCGCGGCGTCAGCGGATCGCCGGTCACCATGTACTCGGCACCCGAGGTAAAGACTTGCAGGTGGCGGCCGGAGAACACGGCGCGGATGGCGTTCACCTGGTCCGACAGCAGGCCGAACTCGATGGCCTCGTCGTCCCCTCCGGTCCCCAGATCGAAGTTCCACAGATCGGCGGAACGCGACAGCCAGAGCCGGTTCGGCAGGTCGCGCGAGCCGCCGACCACCAGCCGGTCCTGGTGGAACGCCGCCGACACCGGCCAGCCGCGCCGCGGACTGAAGGCCTGCTCGTCCCAGACCACGGTGGCGGCGGTACCGGGCAAGGTTTCCGCAACGGTCGCCTGTACCTGGGTGGCCGACACCACGCCGGTGACCACGAGCTGCTTGCCGCGGATGCGCAGCCGCGTGCCCTCGTGCAGCGGATCGAATACCGCGGCCGAGGCCGTCACTATGATCGCACCGGCCGTTCCGCTGGGGGTCAGGGTCACCTCGGCGTTGGCGAAGCGGTAGAACGGCATGCGCACCGCGCCGTCCTCGGCCACGTACGACCACTCCGACAGCGCCCAGTCCGCCGCCCCCGTGCGCGTCAGCTTGCGCGGCGGCACGTCCGGATGGCAGACCAGCAGCGTGTCGGCGCTCTGCGTCCAGGCGATCTGGCCGAGCTGCGCCTCGCTCCAGGGGGCGTCCACCGTGGCGATGCGCGCATCGTCCTGGTAGACGTCGATCTTGCCGGCCGAGAACGCCAGCAGATAGGTCTGCTCGGTGTTGAACTCGAACGCCACCAGCCGCCCCGGCCCCCGCGCCGTATCGACGAACGCCAGCCCGGAGCGCCGCGTCAGCCCGCCGGTGGGGTGGATGAACACGTTGCGCAGCGTCAGCGCGCCGTTGTCGTAGGCCCGCAGGTCGCGGCGGCCCAGTAGCCGGCGGGAGATCTCGCCGGCGGTGAAGTTGGTCTTGACCTGTCGGACCCGGGTCATGACGAGCGCGCCTCGATCAGGGAGAAGTCCTCGAAGCCGGGCTGCACATCCTGCTGGCCGTCGACCAGACGGGCGCGGCGGAACTCGGCCTCCGCCAGGGTGTGCAGGGTGTCGGCGCGGCTGGTGTTCTCGGTCAGCGGGATGCAGAACTCGGCCGCCAGCCGGGCGATCAGCGCCTGGTCGAAGAAGGCCGGGAAGTCTTCCTCCGCCGGGCGGAAGACATAGGTCAGCACCACCGCGGACGATGCTGCATGCAACGCCCGCCCGGATATCCGGTAGTCGAGCCCACGCCCGCGACTGGCCACGCCGGCCGACAGCGCCCGCAGGAAGTCCGCCGGCAACTGGAAGGCGTAGGCGTAATCGGCCACCGGCGCCAAACCCAGGCGCGGCAGTGAAGCCTGCGCCGTGGCGAAGCTCCAGGCGCGGGCCGAGAGCAGCGCGTCGCGTGTCGGTCCATAGAGTGCCGCGGCCACTTCGGCCTCGGCGGTGCCTTCGTCGAACGCGGTGATCGGCGTTGCGCCGATCTTCAGCAGCGCCCGGCTGCACAGCCCGATCGCGGTGAGTGCCATGGGAATGGATCCTCGCTCGGCCCTCCCCCAGCCCCGCTGGGGGAGGGAGGGGCCCCAGGCAAAGCCTGGGGAGGGTGGGGGCAAGGTTTCTCGGGAAGACCTTGCCCCCACCCTCCCCACTTCGTGGGTCCCCTCCCTCCCCCGCTGGGAGCGGGGGAGGGATAATGTGATCAATCGCTGTTGCTTGCGCCGAACGGCGTGAGGTTCGCCACGTCCACCGAGCCGGCGGCGTTGGCGGCGACGACGAGGACGCCAGCCACAGGTGTGGACCCCGTGCCGGTGTTGGCGAGAATCATGTCGCCGATGCGCAGCATGTCGGCGGCGCCGTTGAAGTAGCTGACGGTGTCCACCGTCGCGGCGGCGTCGGGCGTTGTGTAGTGCCAGAGCGTGAAGCCGTTGGCGTAGGCCAGCACGCTCAGATCCTTGGAAGCGAAGGCCATGAGGTGAGTCTCCGTGATGTCAGTTCAGGCACGGACCGCGCCTATTCGAGGCAGCGCAGGGTGACGACGCCGCTCTGGTCGATCAGGCAGGCGCCCTGGCTCATCATGTTGTTGACGAAGTGCGCGGCGCGGTCGCCGTGCCACGTGATGTCGGTCTTCACGTCGGCGCCCGACGCATGGCCGACGGCGGTCTTGTGGTACCAGTGACAGAGCCGCACACCGTCCTGGAGCGTCAGGCTGGAGTGCGGGACCCACAGTGTGCCCAGCCAGCGCTTGGCCTGCGTACCGCGCCAGGGCAGCTCGTCGGGGCCGACGTAGTCGCTGTTGGCGAACTCGTCGATGCCCAGCAACTGGCTCCACTGCTTCCAGCCGACCACGGCGTAGCGCTGGCCGTCGTCCGGCACGTCGGCGCTGCCCAGCATCTCGAACGCCGCCAGCACCTTGGCCTTGGTCAGGCCGTCGGCGGCGGTGCCAGCAACGGCGGTGGACTTGTCGAGCTCGGCGATGATCAGGTCGTCGGTCTTGCGGCCCAGCGCGTAGGCGCCGGCGTTGGCGATGATCTGGCGCTCGTCGATGTTGGTCTTCAACTCGTCCAGCTTGTCGACCCAGTCGCCGGCGTAATAGTCGGCGAGCAGGCACTCGACGGGCGTGTGGTCGATGTTCATGACCGGCACCGCGCCGTGCCGCGCCTTCACGGACGCGGTGCCCTTGCCGACCGCCTGGAACACGGTGGAAGCGCCCTGGACGTTGTTCTTGGTGCGTACGGTGTTGCGCAGCTTGGAACCCATGCGCTGGTAGGCCTCGTGCACCTCTCGTTCGAACTGCTTGACGAAGGCCTGAGCGACCGATGTGGACATAGGAAAACGCTCCTTCCGGACTGGTGGGAATGGATGTCGGGAGGTGCGGCTCCGCCGGATCGGTTATCGGTACGCGTGGGCCCACGCGCCCGGCCGCGGGCGTGCGCTGAAAAGAAATGGCCGGCTGGGCCCTCACGGGTTATCCAGCCGGCCTTTCCAGGGGTGTATCAGGGAGGATGCGGGTTCGTCACGACCCGAAGCTGAGGGGAGGGGGACCTCGGGCCTTAACAGGAACAAATATAGAACTTGCTGGGGCGAGCGTCAAGGAAAAACTTCCTTCAAAAACCCTCACCCGTCACACGAGGGTTTCGCTCACGCACTCTGCTTGATCCGTTGCTCCAGCAGCTTGGCTGCTTCGGAGGCCGGGACCGGATGGCCGGTCAGCCAGCCCTGGACGGTGAGGCAGTTGTGGTGGCGCAGGAAAGCCGACTGCTCCGGCCGCTCCACGCCTTCCGCCACCACGTGCAGGCCCAGCATGTCGGCCATGGTGATGATGGTGGAGACGATGCCGGAATCCTCGCGCTCGTCCGGCACGCCGTTCACGAAGGAACGGTCGATCTTCAGCGTGCTCACCGGCAGCCGCTTCAGATAGCTCAGGCTGGAATGCCCGGTGCCGAAATCGTCCACCGCCACGCGCACGCCCATGGCCTTGAGGTCGGTCAGCACCGCCAGCGCGTGATCAAGATCCTGCATGACCGCTCCCTCGGTGATCTCGATCTCGATCAGGTCCGGGGTCAGGCCGTGGCGGTCGATGGTGCGGCGGAAGTCCTCGGCCGAGCGCTGGCGCAATTGGCGGGGCGAGATGTTGACGGCGACCGGCGCAGGCTGGAGCCCGCGGTCCAGCCATTCGCGCTGCTGCCGGCAGGCCTCGTCCAGCACCCAGTCGCCGAGCGGCACGATGAAGCCGGTCTCCTCGGCCACCGGGATGAACTCGCCGGGCGGCACCATGCCGTGCCCCGGCCGCTCCCAGCGCAGGAGCGCCTCGAACCCCTCCAGCGAGAAATCGATCAGCGACACTTTGGGCTGGTAGACGAGGCGGAACTCCCCCGCCGCCAGCGCCGCGCGCAGGTCGCGGTCGAGCGCCAGGTGGCGGTGCGCCTGGTCGGCCATCTCGCGCCGGAAGAAGGCGGGACGCTTGCCGCCCTGGCGTTTGGCGGCGTAGAGCGCGGTGTCTGCGGCGCGCATCAGCTCGGCCGCGCCATCGGCGTGTTCGGGGAACAGCGCGATGCCCACCGACGGGCGCACGTAGTGCTCCACCCCCATGAGGTCCACCGGCTCGTCGAAAGCCGCCAGCACGCGCTGGGCGACGGCGGCCGCCGCGTCGGGGTCCGGCACCTCCTCCAGCAGGACGGCGAAATCGTCGGAACCGATCCGGCCCACCGCGGGGCCGGCGCCCACCGTCTCCTGGATGCGCTTGGCGACCTGCTGAAGCAGCGTGTCTCCGGCGCGGTGGCCCAGCGTGTCGGTGATCAGCTTGAACCGCGACAGATCAAGGCACAGCACGGCGAAGCGCGTGCCGTGCCGGCGCGCATGGTCGATCGCCCTCTCGACCAGCGATTCGATGAGTGCCCGGTTGGGCAGTCCGGTCAGCCGGTCGCGGGTGGCGAGTCGCAGCAGCTCGCGTTCATGGCGCAGCCGGCTGGTGACGTCGGCCAGCACGCCGATGAAGCTGCGCCTACCGTGCACCTCCAGGCAGGTCACCGCCAGCGACACCTCGATCCGGGAGCCGGCGCGCTCGATGCCCAGCGCCTCCTCCCGCACCGAAGCGCCGGCGGTGCCGTGGCTTTGCCGAAGCCCGGCGAACAGTTCGGCGACGCGCGGTTGGTCGGCCTCCACGAACAAGGCGGCGAAGGCGGAGCCGCCCAGCTCCGCGGCCGGCCGGCCGAACAGGCCCTCGGCGGCCGGGTTGTGTTCCTCGATGGTGCCGTCCTCGGCGACCAGCACGATGGCCTCGCCGACGTTGCGCATGATGCCGGACAGCCGTTCGTCGCGCTCGATCAGCGCGCTGGCAGCGCGGCGGCAATACTCCACGGCGCGGGCCATGGCGCCGAACTCGTCGGTGCGCTCCTGCCCGGGGATGTCGAGGTCGGTGTGCCCCTCGGTCAGCCGCGCCATGCGCCCCGACAGCACCTCCAGCGGCCCCACCACGTGCTGCGACACGAAGTTGGACACCGGCCACGCCAGCGCCATCGCGCCGCCGACGAACAGGCCAAAGGCCAGGATGGCGATCAGGAACTCGCGGTCCAGGTCGTCGGTGTGGACCGCCGCGGCGATGGTCCAGTCCCAGGGCTGGAACGAGTCGGCGGCGACCACCCGCCGCCCCTCGCCGGGCCATCCGTCCAGCGGGCCGCTCGCCGGGAACACCGCGACGTTGACCGGTCCCTTCTCGAGCGCGCGTAGGGCGAGATGGGCACGAGCGTGCGCCTCGGGCAGCGGCAGCATGCCGGCCCGCGTCGCGGCGTGGAAATCCGCCAGAACGGTCCGGGCGGTGTCGACCAGGCTCGCTGCCATCCGCTCACGCTCGGCCACGACGCTGTGCCGCAGCAGATAGAGCGCGGGGATCGCCGCCATCAGGCAGCCGATCAGACCGATCAGAGTCAGCCAGCGGATCTTCCGACGCAGTGTCAT